ATTTGAGAGGGCTTTCCTTCCTGATCTTTCTCGTAGGAAGGTTCATTGCAACACTTTTCTCGTCAAGCACTCCATCTACTGGGCGGTCAACGGCTATGACGAAGACTATTGTGGAACATACGGAGGGGACGGACCGTTCCTGAGGCAGCTTGGGAACCTGGCACCGAACCGTCACCTGAAAGATGTCCTGCTGTTCGGCGTGGAGACCGACGTGATCCCCGACGCGAACACGACCAGCCTCACGCGCAAGCAGGGGGAGTACGGCGAGAAGTACCGGCAGAAGTTCGACGCCAAGCGCCGCACTGGCGACGAGCGGTCGAAGGACCCGGTCCGCTTCAAGTGGGAGCAACAGCGCTTTGGATGACCTGAAAGTTGTCTGCTTCAAGTGGAAGCCGCTGGAGGGCTACCGCAGCGAGTTCACGCACAAGCAGGTGAACACTCTCTACAGCATGGTGCAGCGGCACTATCACCTACCGTTCGAGCTGGTGTGCGTGACCGACGACGCCGCGGGCATACGCCCGGAGGTGCGCGTGATCCCGCTGTGGGATGACTTTGCAAACGTCCCGTCGCCGCACGGCGGCGTGAACCCATCCTGCTACCGCCGGCTGAAGATGTACTCGCCGCAGGCGCGCGAGATCATCGGTGATCGGTTCGTGTCCATAGACCTCGACGTAGTGCTGGTGGACGACGTCACGCCTGTGTGGAACCGCCGCGAGGATTTCATGATCTGGGGCGAGACGCTGCGCCGCACGCCGTACAACGGCTCGATGCAGATGATGACCGCCGGCGCCCGACAGGAAGTGTGGGATCGCTTCGACCCCGAGACTTCGCCAGCGGCCGCGCGCAGGGCGGGGATGGACGGGTCGGACCAGGGGTGGATCAGCTACGTGCTGGGGCCGAACGAGAAGCGGTGGAACATGAAGGACGGGGTGTTTTCATTCCGCCTGCACGTGAAGCCGGAAGGCGGGAAGCTCCCGAAGGGAGCGAGGATCGTGTTCTTCGAGGGTCAGATTGATCCGTGGACTCCGACTGCGAACAAGCTATGCCCGTGGATACGCGAACACTACCGCTAGGTCCAGCTGCGGACGGAAGGACGTATACGGTTCATACGCGGCCGTTCGTCGTCGATCACGATAGCGTTATAGTTCCCCGTGGCCCCAAGAGCGGCATATTGCAGACAATCACCGAGGTCGGACCAGGGATGACTCTTTTCGGGAAGGTCTTCGAGTTCACCTGTCTTTTTACGCTTGTAGCGATAGTTGAATTTGAGCGCCTGAATGAGAAGGGGGCAGTTGTTGCCGTCTATAAGTATTCCACCGTGGCGGAGCATGATCTGCTCGGCCGCGCGTATGCGGGGGTCGAGTTCGTTAGTCGGCGCAGGGTAGATTTTGAAACCGAGACGCTGGAGGGCATCAAAAGCGGACTCCTCCGTGATCTGGCCCTTAAATTGGCCTGACGGATCACCGATCATGAACATCTTATGACCCATGTAAAATTTGACCATGGTTGGCCGGAGCAGGGTGTTCACGAACTGTTCGATACCCATCCCCGTGGATATGATCTCTCGCAAGACCAGCAGCCGGCCCATTGGGTCAAGCTGGCAGATCAGGCACGCGGGAGTGCGGCCGAAATCCTGCGCCACCATGATGGGCGTCAGCGGAACCGGATTCACCGGCTGGTAGGTCACGTGAATGTCAGGCTTAAAGCTAGTGCGGAATACAGCTTGGCCGCTAAGAGACTTTCCGTATTTCGCATGAACATGAACGTCCACCCAGTCTTCGTTATTCGACTCGATAAGCGACTCGTAATAGCCCTCGCGAAGGTTCTCGCGATTCTCGGCACTCGGTTCCATGCCTCCTGGCTGTTTGAAGACCGCCCAGTTCCCCGGCCGGTCGACTTCCATCTTAATAAACCACTCGCTGTCCTCGTCCGGCGGGTTGGACTCACCTATGATCCCGTGCCAGGCGTTTTTATTGACACCGAGTGGACGAAACCGGCCGACACGACCGAGGAGTGCTTCCATTACGGACACTGGGACTTCGCGATACTCCGAGATCCAACCACCTGTTATGTTAAGAGAGAGAAGGCGCTGCTGGTCCTCAGGTTTATCGAGAGGAATGAGCATCCAGTCAGACTTAATCCGACCGAGCACCGGATGCATGAAGTCGAACTTTACCGTGCTGTCTGTAACTCGGTACTCCATTGCAGGACTAAGCCACTTCCGTATGTCCTCAAGGATAGTCTGGCGGAGCTGCTGGGCCGTGTTCCGGACAATGACGAACCGCGTCTGGCGGATGCCTTGTGCGTCCGGGAATTCCTGCAGCATGCGCCGCGCGAGTTCCATGATGCAGCCGGTCGTCTTGCCAGAACCATAAGGCCCGAGTAGCAGGCGGACCTCATGACCATCCATCATGAACTCGCTGATGGTCGGAGGTGCGTTGTAAGTGACGGTGGAGTCAGTCATCTTGCTTCAGCGCTGGCTTCACGGGGGTTCCTTCAATGGTAATTCCGGGCTGGCCGTTCCCAAGGTTCAGGATGAGATTGAAGCCGCCGCCCGTCCCCGGCGCGACGCCTTCTTTGGTATTCCGCCCCGCCATTTGGCCCATCGTCTTGATCGCGTCGATGCGCGCGGCGGACTGAGCGTCCTTGTCATGTGCGATTTCATGAAGGACCTGGATGCTATCCTCGAGCACGATCTCGGACTTCATGGTGATGCGCTTGCCGGCGTTCGGCGCTCCTGCGAGCTTCTCCATAGCTTCTTTGAGCATTGCCCGGAACATCGGGCTCTTGCGCATCAGGTCCCACTGCGGACCAGTGATCCCGTAAGTCTTTTTGATTCCATCGACGTCGGAGAGGCCCGCTGCAAGTTCGGCAGCGATGCTGGCTCTGAGTGCATCCAAAGGGAGACTTTCGTCGGTCCCCGGGAATGTTACGTCGGTCTTCGCCTTGGGGCGAGCCATGTGACACCTCGGAAAAACGGCCTATACTACGCCGCCCTCGATGGCGGAAGTCAAGAGGACCTATGAGTCCAAGACGGCACTTCATCATCCCGGACTGCCAAATAAAACCTGGACTCGACACCAGGCACCTAGAGTGGGCAGGTCGCGCAATCGTCAAATACATGCCAGACGTCATCGTGTGTATCGGTGACTTCTGGGATTTCCCCAGCCTGAACTCACACGAGATCCCTGGGTCGAAGTTTCTGGAAGGCACGAGGATCAAGGACGAGATCGACGCGGGCAATGCGGCATTCGAGCAGCTGATCGCGCCGATCCACACAGAGCAGCTCCGCCGCATCCGGCGCCGGCTGAAGCACTGGAAGCCCGAGTGCCACTTCCTCTTCGGCAACCACGAGCACCGCATCACTCGCATCACGACACAGGACCCCAAGTGGGACGGGCTCCTTACTCTGGACGCTCTGAAGACCCCCGGATTCAAGCGGCACGACTTCCTCAAGATCGTGGAGATCGACGGCATCAAGTACTGCCACTACTTCCCGAACCCGTTCTCCGGCCGGCCGATAGGCGGCACCATCCCCAACCGCCTGAACCACATCGGGGGGTCGTTCGTGCAGGGGCACCAGCAGGGGTTCCTCTACGGAAGCAAGCAGTACCCGGATCACGTCGCGCACGGGCTCGTGGCCGGCCGCTTCTACGCCCATCACGAGGGCTACCGGGCCGAAGATGTGCAGGAGAGCGAGTGGAGCGGGGTCGTCGTGCTCAACCAGGTATGCAAAGGCGACTACGACCTGATGCCGCTCCGGTTCAAGTACCTGCGCGAGAAATTCGGGCGTACTTGACACAGGCTTAGGCAACCGGGAGACTATTTCCAGATAGCCCTCTGGAGAGTCTGTGCCCGGCCCCACCGCACTCCCAATGAATTCTGGTCCTGCTCGCCCCGATATTGCGGGTCGGGGACTGCTCCGCGTTGTTCCGCCGACGGAACTCGCGCGCCAGGATCGGGAGACAGCGAACTCCGCGGTGCAGCAGGACGACGAAGCACTGACGTCGGCACTCGCAAGTCATATCCGCGCGAAAATGACGGAAATGCGGAACTTCCGCAATACCGAAGGTATCGGTCAGAGGTTGATTGAAGCGCTTCGCACGTACAAAGGCAAGTACGACGCATCGAAGCTCAACGAGATCAAGAAATTCGGCGGCAGCGAAGTGTATGCGCGCATCACTTTCGCAAAATGCCGGGGCGCTACAGCACTGCTCCGTGACATTTTCCTTGGGCCAGATCGGCCGTGGGAACTCGAGCCGACGCCTACCCCCACCATACCCGGTGACGTCGCTTCGAGCATTCAGCAGCTGGTCGGCACCGAGGTGCAGACCTTGCAGATGGCAGGGCAACAGGTGCCGGAGGAAGCAGTCCGCGACCGCGTGGCGATGCTGACTACCGGGGCCGAGAAGGCCGCCATGAAACAGGCCAAGGACGATGCGGTCAGGTCGTCCGACAAGCTAGACGACATACTGACCGAGGGCCGCTTCTACGAAGCCTTCGCCGAGTTCCTGATAGACCTTCCGATCTTCCCGTACGCTGCCATCAAGGGGCCGGTCGTACGCAAGGTCCAGCAGCTGAAGTGGGTCAATGGCACCCCCCAGATGGAGTCGGTTCCCAGGATGTTCTGGGACCGCGTTTCGCCCTTCGACCTGTACTTCACTCCCGGTGCCAGCGGCCCGCACGAGGCGGAGTTCGTCGAGCGGATACGCCTGAGTCGCTCCGACCTACTCGCTGTGAAGGGTCTGCCGGGCTACAAGACCGAGGAGATCGACCAGGTTCTCAGCCGGTTCGCTGACCACGGCTTCAGGGAATGGTGGGACGTCACCGACTCCGAGCGGGCGAACCTTGAGGACCGCGAGCGCTGGCCGCGCACTACCTCCGGGCTCATCGACACCGCGGAGTTCCACGGGTCGGTGCAGGGCTCGACGCTTCTCGAGTGGGGCATGGACACGGCGACGATCACAGACCCCCTGCAGGAATATCGCGTCACCGCTTGGCTCATCGACCGCTTCGTCATCAAGACCCAGATCAATCCCTCCCCCCGTCAGCGCCACCCGTACTACATGGCGAGCTTCGAGACGGTGCCGGGAGCCATGGTGGGCATCGGCCTGCCGGACGTTCTTGAGGACGTCCAGTCAGTCGCCAATGCGACCCTGCGGTCGTTGGTGAACAACCTGTCCATCTCGTCCGGCCCGCAGGTCGTGATCAACGACAAGGTCATGGCGGCCGGTGAGACCGACGACATGTTCCCGTGGAAGCGCTGGCACGTGAAGTACGACCCGATGATCACGGGCTCGTCCGCGAAGCCCATCGACTTCTTCCAGCCGCTGTCGAACGCCGGCGAGCTCCTGACGATCTACGAGAAGTTCAGCCAGCTGGCCGACGACATAAGCGCGATCCCGCGCTACATGACGGGCAACGAGAAGGTCGGCGGCGCCGGCCGTACGGCATCAGGGCTCGCGATGCTGATGGGCAACGCGGCCAAGAGTTTGCAGAACGTGGCGGCCACAATCGACCGCCGGGTCATCATGCCGCTGCTCGAAGACCTCTACGACATGATCATGCTGACCAACGCAGGGCTGTTCCGCGGCGACGAGATGATCGTGGTCAAGGGTGTGAACTTCGCGGTGAAGCGCGAGCAGGACCGCATGCGCCAGCTCGAGTTCCTCCAGCTGACGGCCAATCCGATAGACATGCAGATCATCGGCCCCATCGGCCGCGCCAATGTACTTCGCAGTGTTGCCGGGAACCTGGGCCTTGACCACGAGCGCGTGGTCCCTTCCGACGACGAGATTCAGCAGCAGATGATGGCTGCGATGATGGTTGGACCGCCTCCCGGGGCGGGTCCCGGAGGGGGCTCCGGGAAAGGACCCCCCGCTCCGGGCGGCACTACGACGAATCCGAACCAGACCCCGTCGCCACAGGCGGCGCGGGCTGGCCCAGAAGCAGTAAGGCGCGAAACAGGCGTGGAAGGCCAATTCGCAGGTAATGGACGCGCGGGCGGTGGAACGCCCTCAGGAAAACCCCAATGAAGACGCTCAGCAAGTTTCTCGGTGGCGTAATGCTCGGTGCGAGCTTGATGCTCTCGCCAATGCTCATCGCGCAAACTCAGGTGATCACCGTCTTCCCCTTCCGGGCGAAGGCGATCACGCCGAGTGACTCCGCGCTATTGACGGACTTCGACGGCGTGCCAACAGCACAGAACGTCTTCGTCTCTGTAGCCGGCGACGTAGTGGTCCTGCCCTCTGGTAACGCCCCCGGGCAGACGGTCACATTTACCGTCGAAGGTGGTGCCTTTGTGCCAGTCGTCGTGAAGCAGGTACTAGCATCCGGCACTACGGCCACAGGACTGATCGGCGTTTTCTGATGCAGTTCCGCGCCCTTCTCGCGATCCTGCTTCTTGCGTCGGCGTCAGTTGCCGACGCCGGCACCGTTTGGACTCTCCAGCCAAACTACGACGACACCCTCGACTCGCGCTACCCGCTTGGCGACAAGCCAATCGTCCACGGCGCCTGCACGAATGGCTGGCTCTGCGAACATATCGGTAGCTCGACCGGCGAAATCGACACGACCTCGGCGACGACCATTGAAATCTCGACGGCCGGCTTCCAGGACACCTCGAGCTACGAATTCGTCTACAAGGCTTTCTCTTCCGGGAATGTCCAGGTCTGCGCCACAGTTCCCGATCAATCGACGTGGACCGGCTACCACGAGAACTTCACCGGCTTCGGCGTCAAGATCACTGATGGCCTGCTGATCCCCGACTACTTCTCGCAGGCGTGGAACCCGTACATCTCCGACATTCCGCGCCACAAGATCGGCACGCTCTTGGCCAACGGCACGACCCAGGGCGACCCCCTCACTGCTGGCCCCGAGACGGTATGCGAGACGTTCCACGATCTCACTGACGAGTGGCGCGGCTGGCAGTCCAACGACGGCGTCACCTTCACCCAGGTCGGCGCGACCACGGTACAGGCGCCGGCAGGCACTCTCTATGCTGGTGCCTTCGGCGTTTCGCAGGAAGCTGGACAGACCAGTTTTGCCACGCTAACCAACGTCACGGCCTCGAGCACAATCACGGTCTACAGCACGGCCAGTGCGCCGACTTTCTCGGTGGCGCCGGCCGTCACCAACCTCGCGAACACCGCAATCGACATTTCTTTCACGCTCGACCAGAGCGGTACGGTGTACGGCGTCGCCTGCCCGAACGGGCAGAGCGCGCCATCCGTCGCTCAGGTCAAAGCCGGTGCGTGCGCGAGCGCGGGTGTGGTCGACGCCTTCTCGAACTCGGTCGCGGCAACTGTCGCCGACTCTGACCAGTTCAACGGACTCACGGCCGCCACAACTTATGACCTCCACTTCGCCGCCAACAATCCGACCAACGGCGACACCGCGGCCATAGTCACAATCGCCGACCAGACTACTGGCGGTGGAGTACAAGGCACCTGCATGGCGCCTCTGGCGGGACCGACCAACGGCACGATCTCGACAGGAATGTTCTTGACGGCTAACGTCAACTGCCGCAGGGGCAACGATATTGTCGCGGGTTGGGACTTCTCGCTGCCGGCCGAGACGCCGATAGCGGCGCGCGGCGGCATCTTCGACGGCTCTACCGGCGCCTTCCCGTCCTACTTCACGGGCAACCGGCTGTTCGAGTGCAATTTCAAGTGGGACGAGCTCGAGCCGACCAACGACTCCTGGACAGCGGGTGAAGCCAAGATCGACGCCTGCCTTGGCGCGCATGCCGGATACAACGGCGCCTGGCTCAACTTCCGCGGCACCCAAGTCAAAATCCGCGACTGCGAGAGTCCCGGCAACCCAACCGGAACGGTCGACAAGCATACGAGTGAGTGGAACGCGCCGGACTGGATTAGGGCGTCCTACTCCTCGTATCTAACTCAGCAGGGATGCAACGAGCCCGGCAAGTTCCAGATTTATTCGCTGGACATCGACGACGACAATGCGCTGCACGATCCTGATGGCGCCGGTCCTTTGGGCACGCCGCACGATGAATACTTTGAGTTCATTCAGCACTACGCGACCTACATGGCGGCGCATCACTCGAACAAAAACTTCTGGCAGATGATGCATGTATCCTCAGGGTCACGTGGCGAGGAATGTTGCGGTGGAGTCAGCAACGGCGTAATTATCGAAATCATCAACACCTGGTCCGATACCTACCGCGCAGTGAGCGCCGGCATGGCTTCGCGCCTGTCGTGGATGGACACTAACGATCCGTACTTTGGCGAAGCCGTAACCGACGGCGGCACCGGGGTCCGCGGCGGCATCATCGAGCGGTGGCTGCAAAGCGTGTTTACGCCGGGCAACGTCTCAAAGACCGGCATAACCAGGGACACCAATGGCTACATGACCGTAAGCCAGACGTTCTTGCCGATTTCGCAGCTTCGTATGTACATGGACGAGAACGAGGAGTGCGATGACCCCGCCAAGTTCGGCCAGGTCCCCGCCGACTGGGCGCTCTGCGAGATGGAGACGACGCTTCGCATACTCCAGATGCGGCGCAACGTCTTGTGGATAGATCAGGGAATGATCCTCAACCAGCGGGTCGGCACTTTTGCCGCGCAGGAAATGGGCCATACCCCGGCAACGCAGCCCGACGGCTGGACGCAGTTGATGGAAACGCGCGGACCCAACCTGATCGTCCTCAAGAATTTCGAGCGCGGCATCGGTCAGCGCGAGGTTCTCGGTGCGACCACCGTCACGCTCAAGACCGACTTCGGCTTCAACGCGATCAACAACACCAGCACGAATCCGCCGCCGACTTCAGACTCGGGTTGCAACTTTGGTGGCAATAATCATTGCTACGCGATAGCCATGGGCCGCCGTGGGGCCAGCATCGGGTTCTTTGTAGACGACGCATTCTGGCCAACTACAGTGACCAATGACGCCGTGTTCAAGCTGACGTATGTCTCAACGGCCAGCAAGACCATCACGATCAAGAAGGGCGCGACGACGCTCTGCACGATCAATGCGATTGGCTCGACCGCAGTGCGCACCGCAACCTGCTTTGTCGACAACTACAACCCGTCAGCCGCGGGGCAGGCACAAGACTTCTCAGTTGACTCTGACGGCACGGTGGACCTAATGTTCGTGCGCCTTATCAAGGACGGCGGGGTTGGTGCAAAGTGGGGACCGTAATGAAGTTAAAAGCTCTACTGATCCCCCTGGCCCTGTATGCGCAGTTTGCGTTTGGCGCGATCACGTTCGTCGGCAATGGCACGATGGACGCCACCGTCGCGAGCGTCACGGCGACCCCGACCGTCCCTGCGAGCGCCACCACCGGAGACCTTCTCCTGGTCTCAACCTGGCTAATAGGCGACGCGGCCGGTGAAGCCCATACAACCCCGGCTGGTTATACCCTGCTCGAGTCGGTGACGAATAACGGCACCGGCGAGTCCGTTGTCCTCAACCTCTACTGCAAGGTTCACGACGGCACCGAAGCGACGCCCGATATCGCGCCGACCGGCGAGAACACTGGCGACGCCAACGGGGCCAAGATCACAGCATTTCGCAGCGTCGGCGGGGGTTTTGACTGCTCGGACATCGTCGCACATACCGCCGAGGTTGGCACCGCCGCGGCAACTAACCTCGCGCATCCCGCACGCACGATCACGACCGACAACACGCTGCTCGTGGCGTTCGGCGTCAAGCGGGCCTGCGAGAACTGCGTATTCAGCACGCTGGCGACCAACAGTTTTTCGTGGGCGCAGCTTTGGCATACCAATGGAACCGCGGGGGATGATTGGTCGCTCGCTGAAGACTACGTCATCCAGACCACGGCGACTAACCTGTCGGCTGGCAGCTGGACCGCAACCGCCGGCGACGAGTCGCAGATTTCCGCAGCCATCGTCCTAAGTCTCAAGCAGGCGCTCCCCACGTTCACGGCGGGGCCGACAGCTGGCACGCCGACGGGTGAGGCGGTTGCTATTACGTTCACCAGTTCGCAGACCGGCACGGTCTACGGCGTCGCCTGCCCCGACGGTCAGGCCAGCCCGACGGTCGCTCAGGTTATCGCCGGCACGTGCACGGGGGACGTTCCCGCGGTTTCGTTGTTTGCTGAACCCGTCACGCAGGGCGGCGCTGACTCGAGCACCTTCGTCGGCCTGACCGCCGCCACGACATACGATACCCACTACGCCATCGTCGGTGTCGGTGGTAACAGCGCGGCCATTGCCTCGGTCGCCAACCAGACCACGGCAGGCGCGGCTGGGATCAGCTTCACGGACGGCCCTGAAATTACTGGCATCCTGAACGGCTACCAGATCGACTACACGACCAGCTCGAACGCATACGTATACGCAGTCGGCTGCAACCCTGGCGATGCGGCGCCGACCGCCACTGAGATTCAGGCTGGACAGTGCGGCGGTGGAAACACCGCGCCGCTGTCTGCCAATAAGGTCACTGCATCGGGCGTAGCCGACAGCTTCAACATGACGACTGCGGGGTCGACGGTTCGCCACAATGTCTACGTTGTAGCCGCTGCGTCGAATCCAGTTGCCAACGTCGAGGTCTACGCTACGATTGCCGGCCACGCGAGCGCGCGCTGGCAGTGCACAGTCAACGGTGCGATTTCGCCGGTCCTGTTCGTTGTCAACGATTGGGGCGAGGCGAACAACGCCGAGCTCTCGGACAGGAACCACTGGACGCAATTCTCGTCGACCACCTGGCCGGTTCTAGTTGTCTGCGCGACGCGCGGCGGCACGGTCTCGACGGCCAGCGACGTCACGGCTGCGGAGATTCGGCCGTTGCGCTTCGGTATTACGCCGACAATCGACACCGCTCTGGACTCCGTCAGCTTCGTCATCAACGAGCCCGGCCAGTATTTCGTCAAGGCTGACAACGCACAGGAAGATCCCCTCTTCGTGTTCGCGTCTACGGTTGACGCCACCAAGCCGGTGGTGAACGGGACGACGGTCAAGGCGTACTCCGCTGGCATGGACATGACCGGCGTCCAGAAGGTTGTGTTCCAGTCAGGGAACATCTACGACCTCGACACCGCCTACCCGCAGGGCGCCTGCAAGTGAAGTACGGCGTTGAGTATTACATCGAGGGCGGCGCCTGGGTCGACGGCCAGCTTGAGCTCACCTGCGGCAACGGCACCGGAGTATTCAAGCTGCGCGGGCGCGGCACGCTGACCGGCGAGCAGTACCGTCCGAATAAGGAAGTCCAAGCCTACCGGATGATCTACGACATAGGGAACTGCACGACTGGTAGCCAAGTCTACGACGGCTTCACGGTTGCGCTAACGCCTCGGCAGATCATGGTCATTCGGGACGCGGCCTTCAGTGCCAACGACGTCAAGCTGATGGGCTTCACGGGCGACGGCATCACGATGACCAACGGCTCGACCGTCACCAATAGCTTCTTCAAGCTGAACGATGATAGTTTCAAGCCGTTCGCCTCGAACACGACGGCGACCAATAACGTCATCTACCTGCAGAAGACTGGCGTCGGTATCCTGCTCTCGTGGGGCTCGTCGGGCGACCTCTCCAATGTCCTGGTCGACGGGGTCGATGTGATCGAGTCGACTAGGGCGACGTACTCGGCGTCCCCAGGTAATTACACGCAAGGGGACAGCTCGCCCTGCATTACCAACACCATCGCCGGCATTCAGAATATGAAGGGCGGGCACATCCACAACGTCACCTACAAGAACGTCCGCATGGATGTTCCAATGTGGATGATCTGGCAGTTCAAAAATAAGGGCTGCCTGAGCGGATTCATTGACGGCCAGAACAGCGAAATCTCGGATATCACCTTCGAGAACTGGTCCGGGCCTGACGCGGAACAGCCGAGCATCTTCAACGGCAACGGCACCAATCCCGGCACGCTGCACGACTTCCATTTCATCAACGTGGAGCTCGGCGGCGTGGACCTCACCTCGAGCGACATCGGCGTAACTGGCGGCAGCAACCCCGGAACGGTCGGCAAGATGCTGGTGTGCAGCGAGGCCACCGAGTCCTGTACCGATAGCAGCTCAACCTTCACATTCGCACCATGAAAAAATTAGCACTACTGCTCGCGTTGCTGCTCCCACTGCCGGCGCTCGCGGCGGATGCGTTCTATTGGAGCATCGACAGCAACAGCACGACCCTCGGGGCGCAAGACCATAGCGCGGGCGACACCACGGCGACCCTGAATGGCACGGCGTCATTCTCGACCGGCGCCAAGAAGTACGGCACGCACGGCATCCTGACCGTCGACACCAACGACTACTACAGCTTCACGCCTTCTGGATTCAGTTCAAGACCGCGCTGCCGTCTAGCGGCCAGAATGTCCTTCTCCACTGCCGGAATTCCGGCACTTCGTCTGAAGCGAAGCTCTCGATTGGTGGCACCGGCGGCGACGAGGCACGTCTGATCCTGACGTCCACGGGCGGAACGAGCATCATACTCGCCACGACCGCCTGCAACATGGCGATCAATACCTGGTACTTCATCGTTGGCTCCTACAACATTTCCAACGACGACCGCACCATCGCCTGCTATGACACCAGCCTAGCGCTAATTGACTCCAAGTCCGACCTCGCGACCGACCTCGCCGCGGCGGCTCCGGGGGCATTCAACGACATGCGCGTCGGCATGACCGGCACGAATGTCAATGCCATTTGGGTCGACAACGTCTTTACGTCCGTCACCTACGGCGAGGCGTTCCAGAATTTCGGTGCGATCACCAGCTTTGTTCCAACCTATACGGCCGCCCCGACCCTTGGCACCGCGACGACTTCAACGCTTCCGTTCACCTACACGAGCGATCAGAAGGGCACGACCTACGCTGCGGCCTGCACTAATGGGCAGACCATCGCGACCTTCGCTGCGCTCAAGACGGGGACATGTTCTGGCGGAGCCGCGGTTGGAACAGGCACTGATACAAACGCTGGTGGTGTTGCGGATACGGTCACCATCACTGGTCTTGCCGCCAGCACGACCTATGACGTCTACGTCGGCCAGGAATCCGACCTCGGCGGTCAAAGCACGATCAGCTCGCAGGCCGACAAAGCGACGGCTGCGAACCCGACGGCTGTGCTCTCGTTTTACTGGAGCGCCGAGACCACGACCCTCTCGGCCACGGATGATTTCAGCGCGGATTTAACCTCTACCCTCAACGGAACCGCGTCCCTTTCTGCGACCGCCGTAAAGACGGGCGTGAAGGGAATCCTGACCGTCGACACGAATGACTATTACAGCTTCTCGGTTACTTCCGGGGACCTGTGTAGCGAGACGCAGGGAACGATCGCGGGCTGGGTGCAGTGGAAAACCGCGCTGCCAGCTACGGGCCAGAACATCATTGTGACTTGCCTCAACACGGGCAACTCGTCGCAGGCCAGGCTTTCCATCGGCGGAACCGGAGGCGATGAGGCTCGCCTGGTCCTGACTTCGTCGGGCGGCACGAATAGCACGCTCGCCACGACCACCGTCAACATGGTGGTCGATCAGTGGTATTTCATCGTCGGCTCCTGGCACATAGCGAATGATGACCGCTCGATCGCGGTCTACGACAGCAGCCTCGCGTTGGTGCAGCCGGCCACGACCGACCTCTCGACCGACCTTGCTGCCTCTGCTCCAGGCGCGTTCGATCAAGTCCGCGCCGGCCAGATCGGCACGGACACGAGCGGCTCGTGGTACGACAACATATTCATCTCGACGACCTACGGCATCGCGTTCAACACCTACGGCGCGATCACCAGTTTCGTGCCGGCGTTCTCCGCGGGCCCCACGAATGGCACCTTCACCGAGACCACGCTGCCGTTCACCTACACGACCGATCAGGCCGGCACGACCTACGCCGCCGCCTGCACGAACGGGCAGACGATCACCACCTTCGCGAACCTGAAGACGGCAACGTGCTCGGGCGGCGCTGCGCTTGGCTCGGCGACTGATACCAATGCCAGCGGAGTCAGCGACACCATCACGT